CGCCGCCACCCCCGCCGCCGTTGGGGATGATGGTGCCAGCGGCATCGGGCACGAACAGCTCGGGGCCGTTTTCGCCAACCACATAGTATCGGGATGGGTCCACCGGCCCGCCGCTCGCCTTGCCGCCGCCGAACAGGCGCAGCGCCGCGTTTGCGGCACTGCCAAGCCATCCACCGCCGCCGCCGCCCACTTTGAACAGATCGAATATCCCGGAAATCGCCGCCTCGGCCGCCGCCGCCTTGAAGCTGTTCACCAGCGCCGTGCCGATGTTTCCGCCATAAACGACGCCTTGCAACAGCAGCGCCTTGATCTTCTCGGCGCCGGCCTGCGCATCGTCGAAGGGCTTGGAGGCCGCCTTGGCAATTGCCCCCAACTGATCCGTCAACAGGTCAACTTCAGATTCGCTAATCCATTTGGACACATCCATTTGATCGTCGAATGCCCGCTGGGCATCGCGCGCGACCTGCTCGATCTCTTGCGTGATCGCGGTGCCCTCAAAGGTTATCCAAGGCTCTTCCTTGCCCGCTCGCGCGGCTTTTGCCTTTGCACTCTTCGCGCTCTTTGGCGCATCCTGTGCGGGTGCTGTCCGGCTCGATGGCATAACGCCAAGGGATGCCGTGCGCTCCTGTTGCAGCCTCGCCCCGTTTTCTTCCAGAAACTCGGCGAGGGTGGACCTCGCCTTCGCCAGCCTCATCCGCGCCTCGTTAAAGTCCGCCACCACGAACGGGTTGAGGGACTCCCGGCCGCCTCGGGCCGATGCGGCGCGGAGGGCCTGTTGCTGCTCGCGCACATCCGATTCCAGCTGCGCTTTACGCCCAAGCGCCGTCCCGGCCTGCTCAAGTCGCTGCCTCGAGGAAAAGAGCACGCCAAAGACGCCCTCCTGATTGAGAATCGCTGCCGTTCCCCGTAGCTGAAGGTTCAGGCTCTCCACAGCGCCGGCCATGAAGTTGATGCTGGCGATGGCCGCCTCGTTTACGCCCAGCTCGCCAAGGATGCGTGCGGTTTCTGCGGCCGTGTCCGAAAGGTTGGAAAGTTTGCCGTCCAGCGTTTCGGCTTGCTTTGCCATCGCATCGCCAAATTTCAGATCACCGATGGAGCGCAGGTAGGTTTCGATATCCGCGGCACTGAATTTGACGGTTTTGGCAACACCCTGGAAGGTGAATGTAACTCGCTCGCCCTCCTTGCTCGCCCTGATCCCGAATTCCTTTAGTCGCTCGAACTCCCCGGTGGCGGCATCCGCAACCGCCTCAATCATCTGATCAAGGCCCTTGCCCATGGCGGCGGCAGTGTTGCCATATGAACGCAGCGATTCGATGGAAGGATCAAGGCCGAGGTTTTTCAGCTTTACGAAGGCGGTCACCGCCTCGTTCAGCCCGTATGGCGTCGTTGCAGCGAAGTCCTTCAGGGCATCGAAAACAGAAGCCGCCGCTTCGGCGGAACCTGTCGCCACCACAAGCTGCGCCGACAGTTGTTGGAACTCTCGGTTGACGTTCAACAGCTGGCCCGCGAACTCTGACACCCCGCGCACGATGAACGCACCGACGAAGGCCTTGATCGCCGTGGTGGCCGTCTGCGCCGCCGCATCGATTCGCTGAAAATGGGCGTCGACACTGTTAGCGGCCTGATCCGCTTTCCGCTCAAATTCTCCGAGCGAACTGATGCCGGCGTTCAGGTTGCGCCGCATCAGCTCCACGCTGGCATCAACCTGCAGCAGCAGGGATTTCACATCTTCAGACATGGATCAATCATCCCCCGCGGCCTCCGCAACCTCGGCCTTGGCTTCAACAGCCGACTGATATTCATGCAGGGTCGCGCGCCAGAACTCGGCGGGGCGCCAGCCAAGATGGGCGATGGCGTGGCCCATGAAGCGGCGGAACGGAAAGCCTTCGCTCAGCTCTGCCCGTCCGCCGCCACCACGTTTCCCGGTTCGGCACCGCCCGTTACTGCCGCCGTCAAAAACTGCAGAACAGGTTCAATCAGGCTCAACAATCCAGCCTCATAGACCAGCTGCTGAACGCGGCTCAGGTTCACACACTGCAGGGCGCGCGAATCCGTAGCACGTCCATGCGCTCTGATCCCTTCGCAGACGATCACCGATATTTCTCGGAAGCTCAGTGACTGGCTGGTCAGCGCCTTCCTGGTAACGTCGATGATGCTTCCAAGCTGATCATCAATGGCCGCCATGGCCTCGAAGTCGGGCCGAAGCACATAGTCCGCGTCCAGCCGCACCTTGATCTCGCCCCGGTGGGCATTCGCGGGCGTCACGAAAGGGCGTCCACGGTCGGTGCAGCGGCCAGAGAGAAGTTGGCCGTGGCGGAAACAACGTTATTGTGCGGCGCGTTCCACGCAAGGTCGGCGTACATGCTGGCCTGAAACACCACATCGCCAATCGCGAACGGTGCTTTGCGCACCTGCACGTTAAACGGTGCCGCCGTCGCCGCGTTGGCCAGCGTTTCCAGCCGGGTGAAGCCGTTCGCGTCCGGCAGGTCCGGCCGCATGGCCAGCGTCAACGCCACATCGCGTTGTGCCGGCGCCTTGGTCGCATAGGCGCCGGTGTCCTTCGTGGACGTGTCATAGAAGGTGGCACTGCCGCTGCGCGACAGATCCTGTTGTCCCTTAATCTCGTTGTACGTGCCCGGCGTGCTGCTTTCGATAAACAGCCGGTAGTCGTTGCCCAATTTCTTGGCCATCGTTCGTCCTTCCTGATGATGTGGAAATGTCCGGCCTCAGGCCGGTTGCGCGAAAATCTGAAGTTGCACGTCGCCCAGATGGGTCAGGCCGTCGCCCAGTGTCTGCTCGCCGGAAGAGACGAACATGAACGCCCCGAAATCGCAGCCGGCGGCAACCGGGCGCCAGCGCGTTAACTGCCCCCGCACGGCGCCCATGATGGCGCGATGCTGGTCGCGGCTGCGGCCCTGCGCGATCACCTGCACCGTCAGAGAGACGCGCCAGAGGTCGCCTTGCTTGTCGCCTTCATCGTCCAGCGTGAAGGTGTCCATCACCACGGCGGGCGGCATTTGCCCGTCCGGGATATGGTCGAACACCGGCGCGCCTACATGGCCTTGCAGCCGGACCAGCGTCGCCAGCTTCAGCGGCGTTATCAGGTCGAAATCAGGCATTCGGGTCTCCCGCCCCGCGCGCGGCATCGCGCAGCGCGCGGTCGAACAACTTGTTAAGCGGGGCTCGGAACAGCTCGCGGATGCGGCCCTTCGCCTGACCACCAACCATGTCGTGCTTAGTCGGCGCAATCTTGGTGACCCGCAGCGCATATTGCGCCACGCCGCCCGAAGGCTTCGACCGCTTCACCTGCACCGTCTGGGCCTTGCGTCCCACCTCCAGGATGTAGCCATAGAAATTGGCGCGGGCGATCCGCTTGGTTAGCAGCCCGACGCGAAAGCGCAGCGTCTTGGGATAGACCTTGCCATCAATCGCGGCGCGCAGGCGCCCCGATTTCACCGGCGCGCCGCCTTTAGCTATGGCTATGGCGGTCGGCCTGACTTCTTCCATCACAGCCGCCATTTCCTGCGACATGCTGTCCGGCAGCCGCCTGAGCATCCGTCTGACATGGCCCGCTCCACGCAGGCCCCGGCGCTTCGGAGAAGCCATCCTACTGCGCCACGCCGCTTTCGCAGAAGGCCACCAGCTTCTGCCGGCGGCCGTCCGGGTCTGCGATGGAACGGATGTTCAGCAGCCGCCCGTTCCACGCCAGCCGGTGGCGAACGCCAGCCTCGCTGTCCAGATCGGCCCGGTATCGAAGGGTCACCCGCCAGCCTTGCACGCCTGTCAGCGCGCCGGCCTCCAGGCTCTCCCGGCCGTTCGTGGGCAGGATGCTGGCCCACAGGTCTGTCACATGGTCCCACGCGTCGGCCTGCCCACCGCGCCCGTCATCCGCGTCGGCCAGCCGTTGCAGCGTGGCGCGCTCGCGCAGGTCGCCCGCCTGCATGTCAGAGGCTCAGCTGGAAGCTGATAACGTCCACCTGCTGGCCCACGGTGAAGGGCGTGCGGTTGAACCGCAGTTCGCCGCCGCCGCCAGTGGCGGAAGCCGTGCCGCGCAGCCACACAGTGGCGCCCTGCTTGATCGCAAACCCGGCCGGCTGCCCGGCGGCATCGGCCGCCGCGTCGCGCCACAGGCCCGAAAGCGCCATCGTCCGTCCACTCGCCGCCGCCATCCAGTCGGCCGGCAACACCATGGTGGCGAGCGCGTTGCCAACGTCTGGCGCCGCCGTGTCGGCGGGTTGCGGCGCATCGAAGATGATCAGGGTGGGGGAGGGGCCGATTGCGGCCTCCAGCGCATCCAGCATCGCATTGGCCGCAGCCGTGGAAAAGCTTGCCATCATCGGCCTTTCAGTTGGGGTTCTTGCCAGCGACGCCGGGTGCGCGCATCATGGGCCGGGCAACAGGGGGATTCTGAAATGCGCTATCTGTTCGCGGCCACGGCCGCGCTTTGCTTCGCGTCGTCTGCGGCGGCTCTGGAGTTCCCAGACCTGCCGGTTTCGGAGACTTGGACAGATGTCGTCTTCTACGGCACCGGCGTGGTTACAACGGCGTCGGTCGACGACCCCGCCTATTCAGATCCGATCTTCGAGGACGTGCTCGGCGCGCAGTTCTCGATCAAAATGTCCTACAGCTTCCTGCGCGAGTATCCGGAGGATATTCCATACGCCGACAGAAAGATGACCGATCTGACGTTGATCCGGCTGGATACGGCGCGGCCGTGGAGTTCGGACGGCACGGCCGAAGGCGGCTACGACGACACCACAGACACGATCTGGGCGCAGTACGACTTCTCCCATTGGGGCTATGGCATTCACGCCCGCTACCAGTTCTCCACTGGCATCGGCTATTTCGCCCTCCGGCTTCTCGATGGCCCAGACATGCTGGACTGGTCCGAAGCGCAGGGCAGCTGGGAACTGAAATCAATCACCTCGTCTGCGCCAGCGGCCGTCCCGGAGCCCACAGCATGGGGCCTTCTCATCGCCGGCTTTGGCCTCGTCGGTTCAGCGCTCAGGCGCCAACGCCGCCCGCGCATCGCGCTGGGCTGATCGTCCGCGTCAGCCACTCGGCGCGCAGGGCGGCGGCTTCCGCGCTGTTGCCCGCGTGCTTCGTGTTCGATGCCCCGGCAAACAGCAGGGCGGCGTTCGATGCGTTGTTGAACGTGCCCAGAACAACGTTGTCGTTCGCTATCGACGGGTCGTCGGCGTTGGAGAACGGGGCGTAGCAAGGCTTGCCGCTATTGCCGCCGGCCGTACCAGTGCCGCCGTCGATCAGGTTGCGGCGAATGATGAGGCCCGGGAAGGCCGACGAGCTATAGAAGCGCAGCGTCCAGCTGGTGCCGTCCACCTCGTTGCGCATGAACAGGTTGTCCTCGAGCAGCAGCCCGGCCGGGCCGTTCGTCTCCTCGTCGATCACGCCGCCACCGGTCTGGTGGGTGAATGGCCTCGCACAGTTACGAATGATGTTTCCGCGCACGGTCACCCGATAGCTCAGCAGATAGTGAGCATAGGCGTTGCCGTGCCCGCCATTGCAGTCTTCGATCAGATTGTCGCGCACCATCACGTTGATGGCGGCCGCGTTCGTGGTTCCGAAGTTCAGCGCCGTGTCGCCACACTCGCGGAAATGGTTGCAGGCGATCAGGGCGTCTTTCAGGCGACCGATGCGCAGCTGGGCGCCCCGCACGGTCCGGCCAAAGCTGTTGTGCCGCGCCACGAAAGTATCGACGCCGGCATTGAAGTTCAGAACGGTGTTATTTTCCTTGTCCGTCCCGGTCGATCCGGGGAACTGGCAGTGTTCCACACGGCAATTCACCGCCAGACCGCTAGCGCCCCATGCCCACGTATTGGTGAAGCCCTCGAAGCGGATGCCGCGCACCCACACATGCGATTGCGTGTTCAGGCCCGTCTTCAGATTGGCCTGCTCGATGGCGCCGCCGTTCCCGCGCGGCTTGTAGATCAGCCAGCCAGCCACAGGGTTCAGAGCATAGCGGCCCGGCCGTGCCGATGCGCCGGGAAGGTTCGTCACCATCAGGCGGTTTTGATTTCCGGCATAGGGCGTAGAGGTGCCCCACGCCGGGTCAACCGCCACCATGTAATTCCCTGTCAGCGGGGCCGCTGCGCCGGTCTCGTCGCAGAACATGGCCGCCACTTCACGCAGCGTGTTGTTCGGCTGCATCCTGATCTGGAAGCGCGGCGCAATGCCTGTCGCGCGACAGGCCAGCAGCTTGGTTTGCTCTGGCGCCGGCAGCAGTGAGATATCGACGCGGCAGCGCGAGGTTGCAGGGTCAAACGCGGGCGAAGGCCACGCAATTTCCGCCGATGACAGCGCGTACCAGTCGTCATAGTCGTAGAGGTTGGCGTCGGCGAGATCGGGCAGACAGGCCAGAGTGCCCGGCACGCCACCCTCGTAAACGCCCCGATGCACGTCGCTTTCCGCGCCCGAAATGGCCGCCCGCCGCCAGTTTGCCCAGTCCGGATTGCCAAAGGCCTCGCCTGCGCCAACGCAGGCCGAGGTCGTCAGCGGGTCGGTCGCCTTCCAGGTGCAGTTGCCCCATGCCGGATCATCGCCGATGATGCACACCGGCGCTTCAAGCGTGCCAGACCGGCGCCACAGGCCGAAATTCGAGGCTTCTCCACGATAGGTGCCGCGCATGAAGATATG